CGCTTCGAGCGACATGCGTCAATAGCGTCCCTTAAATCTGGGTTGCTATCGAACATTTGCAAAGCGAGTGACCTAGGAACTCTGTCACTAGCCTCGCTAAGATCGATCGTTGCAAATCGACCATCTCTCGAAGAACTCATCGCCAAGCTCTGGTTTACCGATTGGTCATCGAAATTAACGTGACCACCGGTCAGAGTATTGCGTTGTAGAACGTCATAAAGCACGTCTTTAACGGCTTGCTGTGTGTACTGCATACAACAAGGTTCAATCGCGATGATTCTGGGTCCTCTCATTGTCTTAGGTACGTCAACAACCCGTGAGGGTTGTTCATCGTCCTCTAACACGAACGTGACTTCTTGAAGCACCCTTTCTTCGACCAAGGTCTCCGTACTACTAAGTAACGGAAGGCCACAGCCAATAAAGGGAAAATAAGGCTCAAGCCGATCGTGCCAAACACGCCAACGCCATTTCCCATTAGGGGAATAACGTTCGGCGGTGTTGCCGGGACCATGCCGAGGAGCAAACATATCAACGCGTATGCGAGATATGTAACGACTCCAAAGCATAAAAGATACATCTTTAAACTCAGATGCATCTTCATTCGGCAACTGGAACAACGAGAGATCGTGCTCAATCTGGACGAATCCCTCAATGGCCTTACGAACCCGTCTAGGGTCGCAAGGAAGTTTCGTTTTCTTGAAGGCAAGGCAGACTTGTCTGACCGAGCCGACTGTTGACGAGATTTGTTGGGGGTTAACATCGTTCAAAATCCTTCCTGTCTCTTTATCAAAAATACGACCGAGCATGTCTTGCAGAAATGCAGGAATTGCTCCACTCTTTCTAAAATATCTGAAGAGTGTTGGGTCGACCAGACCTTGTTCAAGACTCTTTTCAAAGTCAGAACAAAAATCTGGAAGGGTTATTGTTAAAAACGATATCCCTTGTTTTTGAACGCGGGATCGTATAGTTCTTAGATCCCGCTTGGAGACCTCAGCGACGCAATGCGAACACGCATCTGTGTAGATGCGCTCCGCCAACTCTAGATAGTCACTTACGTAGCTTTTCATAGGCAGCTCCATCCCTGGAGTATGTCTATCTAGCTATGGCACTTGCCTACCGGAGTTACCGGATTCAATCAATCTAGTTGACTATGTTGGTAGTTTCGATGTCGAGGGTGGCACTTCCAGTTTTGGAAGCTTGGAAGCAGCAGCACGAAGCTGTTTTGCTTCCTTGACCAAATCCTCAAGACGAAGAATACCCATGTCATCAAGACTGAATATAATCAGGCTGATGCCGAGTAGCAACTTCTCTTGAGTACCCTCCTTGTCACCTGGCCAGGCAATTTCAGGCAGGTTTAATCCTGTCTGTTTTGACCAGCCATTTGCAAGGCCCGACATGGAAGCAATCGTCAGCACTTGCTGAATGCCTCCAAGTATACCGGTTAATTTATTCGCCATTGTCTTTCTCCTTTAGTTTCAGAGAGAGCTCCGGTGAAGCACCAGTATAACTCTCCGTTCTGATGTTGCTGGACCTTAAGTCCAGAGTATCAGATATTGGTTGAAGATCGAGGTATCCATTGAGCACGTGTTCTACGTGACAATAGAAACTCACCAACTCTGCCAATGAGAGATTCCTCTCCCATTGGTCAAATTGGTCGGTTAAGCAGTCCAAGCCGAAACGGCTCATGACTCACCTCCCCAAATCTTGCCAAACATAGTCGAGTCAAACCAAGTCTTAAACCCTGTCCACATTTGGTCACCTTGGGTGGAAGTAAATCCATCTAGAGGATGATCCAATTGGACTGACAACGACAGCGTCTCCGGGATCAAGTCCGTGTTCAACGGATCGGTCACGTTAGCTCGCTGCGTAAACGTAACCAAAGAGACCAATCTAGGCCTCTTGTTACGTACAACGTCACGATGTAAAACCTCGAGGGAAAAAGTTCTGTCCGCGATTTGATACGTGGACCTCCGCTGGTTGTTGCCAGCGGTAGTGGAAATGCGGGGCATAGATTTCGCCACCGCATTGACTGTGATTGATTGTGGATCGGTTAATGCCATAGTTGACCTCCAAAGTTGTATCGGTAGGTTAACGTGGCAGCCAGTACCACCGATGGTACAAGCCTAGGCGCCACGGGATATGAAACCCGACGACGTACGGCTGATGCCGATCGCGCCGAGAATCGCCCATTGCCTTGGGGAGATGTTCGCCCAAGGCACGTTGAATCCATACGGACCATCAGCTACTTCTCTCTTTTTGACAGCGAGTCTTCGTTGCCATTGGAGAGTGACGGGTCCCTTATAGTAATTGAGAAAACATGTTTTTGTCATTGTTCTCTCATGGGACTCCATCACGTAGAGATTTCTGGACACGATGCCGTCTTCAACGAAATCGTTGAGACGATCTATATGGCGACCAAGATTGGTAAACCAATCGAGCGCCCATGTCCATGGAGTTATCTTGTACAGAACCGAAGGATTGATACGAAAACCGTACTGCGTTAAAGCGCGGCGTACAGTCATCAGACCCGAATCGAAGTCCGGATCATTTATATCAAACTCTGGACGGTAGAAAAGGAATGAACCTGTAGCCCAGATACGCTTTGTTACACGTAAGTGGTATAAGGTGTATCCTTTAATGCTCCCAGTCCCTAGTAAATTAGCCACTTTGCACATGTTATTGGAGGTCCAATCGAGTATCCCATCACTGGGAATACAATCGGCAACCCCAAAACCGCCAATGAGGCTAGTACTGTCGGATTCTTCAAGTACGCGACTCCTCTTCATCCAGGTCCTATTATTTCGAACCATGTTCGAAATGTAGTCACCCGACTTATCCCAAGTATCCAAGAATTTCTGGATATCGGAGATGAAGGGAACCCACCCGAATTGCTCATTGAGGAATTGATCCGCAATGTGAGAAGGATGCATAAAGGTTGTTGAATATCCTCCGCCGAATGAACGCCACGCATTGTGGAATCCATTCGCGGTAGTTTCCAACATACCGGGCAAATCTCTCAACTCATAAATAAATTGAGTAGCGTTCCATTGTGGGATTTGTGGCTTGAGTTGGTCCCAAGCCCGAGCGTAATATGCTGACAGAGAGTTATTGGCAGGCTTCGTAACCGCGGGGTACGACCCAAAACTGTCGTCCAGCCACGTGCTACCACAGAGATAGTCTCCATTATACATGGAGTACGTCCCTGTAGGGTTGTTTGGGTTTCCCAAACTACCAGAAGACCCGCCAGGATGCCTCTCTGCACCTGGAACCTCATATTCAATTGAGCAAAACGGTCCACCGGTCTGGTAAGGGGGGCCGGGATTTACTTGATCCCAGCACTCTCTTCCATGTCGGGGACTCGTTCGAGTTTCTCCATTGGTCACCGCTTGTTTAGACAATAATTTATTGTTTTGGTAGTTAGCTTGATAACCTAACTTAACCAAAGAACCCGAACGAGGGTTTGGAAACCTCGTTGGTAGTTCCTGAAAACGGTGCCGGACAAAGATGTTTGATATCCTGTAGGCGCTACGCTTTTTACGGCGTTTTGCTTTCCAGGTACCATCCATCAGCGAACTGAGCTTGCGTCTAGCAGCTCGTCGCAGGTCTCGCCTTTGGGCTCGACTCATTGAGGGATCATAGGTGACAACTATCCTATGTTTTCCATCAGAAGATATTATCTCTGTGGAAACTGGAATAGATTGACCAGGCATAATTTACTCCTCTTTCATGGATTCAAGATTGCCCATCGCTGAGCAACCAGAGACGCCCTGACGG